ACTTTGGCGGCCAGTGCCAGGCGTGCTGCAGCCTCTGCCACATCTGCAGCACTCAAGCTGGACAGGCTTTGCTCCACCGCCGACATCTGCTGCCCAAACTGCACTGCCAGCTGTGTGCGCTGCTGAGCCTCTGCTTGCAAGCCTTCTTGAATGGATGCGCTCAGTTCGCTGCGCGCAAACGCCAACCCGTCAGCAGCATCGGTGCGGTTTTTCTCCCCCGTCAGAATGTCTTGCAGCAGCGCCTCAGCTTGCTTTTCTGCATCTTTAACTGTATTGCTTGCTGCCTGCACGGTAGCTTGAATGCTTGGCACATCTAAGGCGTTCAGCGTCAGCTCTGCACTAGATAGGCGTGATACCAGCGCGTTCTGATCGGCTTCGTACTCTGCACGGGTAACGCGCAGTGCAATCTGTCCGCTCAGGGCATCCAGCGTGCTTTCCGCAGATGTCAGACGCAACAGCGTCTGCTGCAACTCCAACGCACTTGCCTTTTGATCCAGCACACCATTGATGCTGTCCAGCGTCTGCGTCACGGCAATGATTCGCGCATCCAGGCCTTCGTACAGCAGCAGGTCAGCTGGCGACAGCACCGCATCTGCGATCTTGCCGTCCACGTATGCCGTGGTGGCCTTGAGCGCAAGCTGACCAGCTACTGCGTCTAGCAGCACTTCCAGATTGGTGACGTTCTCCTTAGTGACCTCCAACCCGTAAATCTTGACCTGGCCGGTGCCTGGCTCGACGTACACGCCAGCGTCCGTGATGCGCTCCAGCGCTGCATCAGCAGCCAATGCGGCCTCCAGCAAGCCTTTGGCCATGTCCTCCATGTCAAAGCGTGTGCGTTGCTGCGTAGCTTCAAGACTTGCTGCGGCATCCAGCAAAGACACACCACCTAGCGCCGAAGCAGACACATCAATCTTGTCGATGCGCTGGCTCAGACCGTCATAAAGCTGACTCTCTGTGATCTGGCCGTCCAGCACATCCAGTAGTTGCCCCACGTCCTCAGCAGTCTGCGCAGACGCCACGGCAGACCAAGGTCCCGTCACGCCGTCATTGGTCACATGTCGCACACGCACATACACAGCGCTACCCAGCTTCCACTCAAACGACACAGGGCCGGAGTAGCCTTCTGCCGCTTTGAATGACTCAGCAAAGTCAGCAGCCTCACTCACCCACACTTCCGTGCGCGCATGGCCATGCCCCGTCTCATAAATGGGGGCGTCCCACCCCACTTTCACAGTGGCAAACATACCCATCGCCGCAACGCCGGTAGGCGCGGGCGGGGGTGTTAAGTCGGGTTGCTGGACTTGCTCAAAACTATCGTCAAGGTTGGCTACAAAGCGCCTCACCCCCGACGAAAGCTGACCCGTAGTGTCAATGGCACGAATGCCGAAAGTCCACAGCCCCGCCTCGGGCCGCGTCGTCTCAAACTGCGCCTTGTAGATGTCGTCCGCCTGTCCTAGCGGGGCCATGTCCGCCCACATGTCGGTGCTCAGCAGCACGTCGCCGGACACATACCGAATCTGCACGCCCGCCAGCGTTGGAGGCTTGTCGCCCACATACTGCCACGCGAAACGGCGCAACCCGCCCGGCAACGCTTGCACCACGAAATCATCGACATTGCGCGGAGCACGAGCTGTCATGGTGGTGATGTACAGCACTGTCGCAGGCGTGCCTACGCGGCCACTGCGGCTGAACGGGCGCACCTCCACCAAATATTCCCCCGGCCCATCAATGCGCCAAGTGCTGCGCATCCCGACCGCATTGGCATCTACCAGACGCAACTCTTCGCCGTCACGGCTCGCCCACACTTGGGCGTGATCGTAGTCACCATCCGCCTCCCACAGTGCACCCAGCTCATACCATTCGGTATCGCCCTGCACATTGACGCGCTCGCTGACGCGCAAATTTTTAACGGCACTGCGGGCCAACTCAGGCAGGCTGCTCTGTGCGGGCGCTGGCACATAGACGCCATTGAGCACATAGTCCCAAAACTCAGGCCCTTCTGGCACACAGGTGACTTTTGCGCCCTTGAGGTCGCCCTCAGGCTCGATGCCGGTGACGCGCACACGGTATCCGGGTGTGGCCTTGAAGTCGTAGCACCACAGGGTATCGTGCACAGGGTCATCGCCTGCACTACCCGGCACACGCACGCCCTCTGGCCAGTCACCCAGCAAGATCAGTGTGTCACTCTCGCCGGTGAACTCTTGCACGGGCCACACGCGGTAATCACGGCCACCCGGCAGGCGCAGACCCAGCCTGGGCGTGGACAACGCGGGCACAGATTCGCCCAACTGCACTTGGATATAGCCATTGCCAACGCTGATTCCTTCCAGGCGACCACCAAAACCCCATTGAGTGAGGTCGTGCGATACGGACAGCAAGCTCAGGCGCCGGTAGTCCAGGTGCTCGATGTCTGCACCAAAGCCAATCGTCTTGTACTGGTACAGCGACTGCGCCAGGTGGTAGCGCGCCATGACTGCGGCGTGCGCCTCGCTCGTAACCCCCTCTCCCTTGATACGGGCCGGGTTGAGCGGCGTAGCCACACCAGGCGCAGACACGCGCAGCGTCACGGTCTCAAATTTCTTGGTGCGATCAACGTACTGGTATTCAATGCCGTCAGCTGCATTGCTCAGCGCGTAGTCCACGCTGAAGCTGGCTTTGAGCATGTTGGCCATGTTGACTACGGCAGACACCGGCTGACCCGCCGAGACAAAAACCACCGTGGGGCGGCTGCCATCTGTCCAGCTAAATTCACCCATGCCCGCCAGTGCCACCTCCTGGCAAAACTCCTGCAGGCTCATGCTGCTGGTGATCCACTTGTCGTAGGTGTAGCCTTTGGCGGTGCAGTGCAGCATGAAGGCTTTGAGGCCATCGATGTCGATCTGGTCGTCACTCAGGCCAAAACCAAACTGCAGCTTGCCGTTGTGCCAGATGCCGCGCAAGGCTTGAAGCAAGATCGCGCCGGGGTTGGATAGGCCGTTATCGCGTGCAGTAGCAGTCGCCCACGCCGTACCATTCCATATGGGCATGGGCTTGGCGCGGTATGTGGCGCGCACAGTGTCCAAAGCGCCAGAAAGCTGGCCCGTCGCTTTGATCTTGATGCCAATACAGCCAAGTCCTGAGTAATTGGCGGTGTCAGGCTGGATGCAGCGCAAGGTGTTCCATGTTGCTTGCCGAGTGGTTTTTTCGTCACCCCCCTTTGGGCTGCGCTGCACAAAAACATCGTACTGCCCCTCTGGCACATCAAACTGAAGGCTCAGACGGCGAACCGAAGTATCCGAGCTTCCATGGAGCTTGCGATGAACCTCTGTCCAGCCCGATGCGCCAACGGCGCGATACCCAACAACGATCTCCACGCTGGCATACTCAATGCCTTTGTCACCCTGGTGAAACGTGGTGTACTCAATATCCACACCAATAGCCACTGTGCCCGTTGAGGTGGTCCGTACCACAGGGTCATTTGGAGCATCAGGCAGCAAGCCTCCAGGAATAGTGTCTACATTTCCCGCCAAAGGAATCTCTTGCTGATCGTGCCCAGAAAAATCACGCAGGTACGTGTTGACGCTATGGTATTCAGACAGTGCGGTCTCGCCTATCGCTAAGTCCGCAACGCTGTGCACATTAACGCCGCCCAGCAATCGCACCGCCATAAACTGATCGTCGCCCTGATTCCACACATACGACTGCGCGGCCAAGTCGGGCGTGACGCGCATCTCGCCAAAAAGTACAGGCACAGGCTCATAGGCACGCGCGCTATTGCGCTGCCCGGACAAGCTATAGACCTGACGTGCTGCAGGCGCATCCCCGGCTTTAGGCACCTTGGGGCCAAGCACCTTGTTGATGAGCACAGAGCCCGCCACAAAGATACCCATCTGCAGCGCGGAAAGCACCAAGCCTGCGTTAGCGGCTACATACGTCCCGCCAATTGCGCCATATAAGCCTGCAGCAAGCCCGCCTGAAAAATATGCCAACGCAGCAATAGCCACCAATTGCACTGCCTGCTTGCCCACTGTGGCGCGGCAAGCAATCAGCATGCCGTGCTTAGGGAAAGTTTTAGCCCACATGGCGCGCGGCACCATAGCGCCACCAATCGAGACCGACCACGCGCCCGAATCAATGCCGGGCACGTGGCGACGCAAAAAGGCATCCAGGCTCTCGCCGTCTTGCAAGTCGCAAGGCACATTGCGCTGGCCATCCAGCGTCAAGGCGTTGGGCGTCCAGACAAAGCGGCCCTGTGCATCCAGAACAGCATCAATCTCGGCTTTGGTCACTTCCATCTGAAATACCCTTCCACAGTCAACCCAAGGGCCGACAAGTCTTGCAAGCGGTGCAGCGTGCTACCGCCCTGCATCCAGGCTGCGGTGTGCAGTACGTGCGGCGCGTAGTTGATAAAGAAATAAGTGCCGATGTGCCCCGCTACAGACGACCCCGGCTCTGCCATCAGCACGGCATCACCGTCTTGCGGCTGCTCTACGGGGACGGCCAGCTGGTCGCGGTAAGCGTCGATCGCGGCGTCTTGCTTTGCAGGGTGCAGTGGCCGTGGCCGCTTGCCCGCCACAAATACGGATTTGCCGAACAACTCGCGCTGCACCAAGATGGCCAAATCGGCACAGTCCATCCTCCGTGGGCAATACGGCAGGCCAATAAAGCGGTCAAGGTTCATGTCAGAAGATGCCGGGGAGCGTGAACGGATCGGCCATCAGCTTGCAGGCAGACTGGCGCGAGAGGTGATCCACGCTGCAAGTGGCTGATGCCACCGCGCCGTTGATCGACACACTGGTCATAGGCAGCCAGAAGGTATGCACATGCTCATCCGGCAGATCACGGCTGACGATGATGAGCTTGGCCATGGTGGTGGTGCCAGGCTGCAGACGCTCCAGCTCATCGCTGAAGCCACGACCCACGTTGTCCATCTGCAGCTGCATGCGCGGCGCTTGGCCAGAAACGTCTTCCGGCAGTGTGAAGCGAAACGGCAGTGCGATATAAGAGATTCCCTTGCTCACAAAGTCCTGCACGTCATTGCAGATGTGCATGGCGCCGGAGAAGCTGGGGTTTGTGACCTCCAGCAACTCCACATAGCCCACATCGTCTTGCAGGCGCTGGTTGCGGGTGCGAAAGGTTTCTGTCATCGCAGGTACTCCAGGGTGACGGAGCGTTTTGCATAGCGATAGCTCGCAGCCATAGGCTCAAGGCGCCCAATCGCACCGCCCTGAAAGCGCACAGAGCGCGTTACGTTGGCGCGCTTGTCATGCCAGTCAAACCAGCCTATGCGCTTGATGGTGTTGAAGTACCAGCTGTCGAAGTCCAGCGATGCCTGCCGTGTCTCAAAAAGCAAAGTGGCAGATACAGAGACCACCACCCTGCTTTGCCCCACGCGCATCTTTGGGAGGCCTTTTTCCATCTCAGAAATAACAACGCCGGGGTCGAATTCTTCCCCGGCGTCGTCTCTGAGCACTTTCACATAGCTCGGTAGTGCTGCCATTTATGCCATCCCCATACTCTTGCGCGCACGCATTGCTTGGCCGATTTGCCCGCTATCGCTGGAAAGTTGACCTGCAACGGCGGACACGGCTTGCTTGATGAAGACATCAATGATTTCGCGCCCGCTGCTATCTGTGCGCGTTGTTTGCTCGACTTGAGCGCCTGCGTTGTTGTGGATGTTGACCACCACGCCACCAGGCGCCGCCGATCCGCCACCACCGCCGACAAGCCCGCCGTTGGCATAGCCGTTCAGGCTGTTGAGGTAGCCCAGCCCCAGCTTCTTGGTGCTGGCCGCATTGATGACGTACTCGCCACGGTGCACGATGCCTGCAGGCTCGTACTTGCCACCGTTGCCGGTGTAGCCGCCAGATGCGAAGCCAAAGAACTTGCCAGCAGCAGCCAAAGGCCCACCCTGACCAAACAGACTGCCAGCCATGCCCACAATGGCCTGACTTGCCTGGATGCGTATCAAGTCGGCAATGACTGAATTAGCCAGGCTATTGAAATCGAGCTTGCCGGTCTGCACGAAGCTGACCAGTGCATCCTCCATACCTTGAAAGGCACGGGTGAATGCACTCCCTACCTGCCCTGCCACATTGGCGGCCTGGTCGGCATAGTTCTGCAGTGCCTGACCTGCCCCCAGACTCCACTGGGACTGCATCTGGTCCAGCTGCATGTAGGTCTGCTGGTACAACTGCAGCTCACGCGCTTTCTCGGTCTGCAGCAACTGCAGCCGCATCTCAATCTGAGCGCTTTGCTCTTGCGACAGGTTGGGCGTAAACATGCGCTGGTCTTCCAGCCGGCGCTGCTCAGCCAGGTAGCGGTCCTCGATGGCCCAGGCCCCCTGCGCCCGCTGGCGGTCTTTGTCGCCCATCCAGGCGGTGCTGACCGTGCGCTGCGCCTGCTTGTCCAGCTGCTCCAGGTACACCCGGTGGGTGCTGGCCAGGGACTGCAAAGCAGCCTCTTGTCGAGCCATGGCGGTGTTGGCCTCTTGGTCAACGGCCATCAACCGGTTTTTGACCTCGATTTCCTTGATCGCCAACTTGGCCCGGGTTTCGCCCAACTGCCGCTGCACCTCCAGGGCTTCCTTGCCCTTGACCTTCTCAGACTCCAGCCGCTGGATCTGCTCTTGCAGGGCATTGGTTTCCACACCGGAGGCCTGCTCGATCAGGGCACGCTTTTGGGCGTAGTAGTCCACCTCGGACATCAGGCCAGCCTGGCGGCGCAGATCTAGCCCACGCTGCTGCTGGTCCAGCATCGCCAGCTCTTCGCGCATGGCCGACTGGATAGAAGACAGGTCCAGGCGCCGCTCAGCACCGAAGCCCGGGGTTTTCTTGTCTTTTTCTTTGAACTGCTCACGGATCGCAGCCTCACCCTTGGCAATTTGATCTTTAGAGAGGCGCGGATCATTTGGATTCGCAGACTTAATCTTCTCCAAATTTGCACTAAAAGCTTCAAGAGCCTTGTTCATCTGCTCTTGTTTTGTGAGTGCTTGCGCATAGACCTTATCAACAGCTTCACTAGCCCTAATACCGGCCTGCTGAATACGGTTGCGCTCAGCCTCTCCCCAGGCATTCAGATCTTCCGCATCCACCTGCGCCTGAAGGTCACCAATCAGCTTTTGCAGCTGGCGCTTTCGGGGATTCCAAAAGAAATCAAGCCGCCCATCAGCACCTTTCTCCAACTCTTCCTTGGCAGACTTCAACTGCTCCTGAATCGTTGTACTGCGCCCGACGCCGCGCATGTTGTCCCATGCTTCGCTGGCAGCCTTGCCCACCGCTCTCCAAGCACGCTCAAAAATGCCCAGCCGATCAACCATCTGAGTGGTCCGATCAGCCATCGCGCTGGCAAAGGTCTGCTGTGCCAAGTTGGCAGCCTCCAGCTCACGGCCCTGGTCCTGCAGCGCCTTGATCTGCTGGTACACCTCGGCCGTCAGGTAGCGGTACTGCTCGGTCAGCTTGAGCGAGGCCTCGACCGGAGACTTGCCCAGCTCCTCAAAGTGCTTGACGGTTTCCTGCACAGGAATGCCGGCATCACGCTCCAGGCGCAGCGCCACCTCGGCCACGCCAGCAATGCTGTCCCGTGCCACACGACCGGTGGCGGCGATTTCGGCCAACGCAGCAGCCGCTGCGCCCTGGGTAAAGCCCCTGCCATCCAGCTCCTGCGCCATGGTCGCCAACTGGCCGACGGTGGTGCCGGCCGCATTGCCGGTCATGATGATGGCCTCGGCGAATCGATCCGCCTCTTTGGAGCCCTGGTAGTAGGCCACGCCCAACACAGCCACGGCTGCAGCGGTAACGCTCAACGGGTTGAGC